GCGGAAGCAATCATATCACCGTTAGCATCAAAAGCTAAGAATTTACTAGCTCTATTAGTTGGTAATGCTAAAGAACCGCCCTCGGCGTCGGAAGCACTTAACCTTAAACACCGGCTAATATCTCTTTCTAATTGTTGTTGAACTGCAAAAATTTTAGTAAATTCTGCGTTGACTACATCTGCCCTAAAAGCACCAGCTACGGAATAACCGGTTAATCTTTCAATAGCTATATCACGAGATAAGGAAACTTTGTCGCCGGAGGTAAGACCGGAATTGAAAACTACTTTACCACCGTCCATTGGTAAATCATTTGCCGGAACTATGGCACTACCATCTGATTGCTTGACAACATAATCTGTTGTTTCAGTTTTAAGCACGTCATTAACATAGACCTTAATATCCTCCGTTGCAAAAATCATATAAGTAAAGTTAAAATCAGTTTGACTAGCCGTGGCTGTGTACTGATCTAACGGTATTTCATCTACTAATGACGGTACTGTAACCATATTATTAAATATTCAATTAATTTTTAGGAATCCCAAATGTATTATTAAACTCTTTTTCCATTAAGTCAAGAGTTTGTCGCACGCCTATCATAGTCTGTAACGGTAATAATCTACGTGCGGAATGGATTGTAGATTGATTAATATTGCCACTAAGGATACCACCTGCCACATTCAGTAAATTATTTACTTGACCTGTTGTTGGGCCAAGAGCCGCAAAATTATTATAGTTGTAGTATTTGTTTGTTGCGTTAGTACCAAGAATCCTTGATAATCCGATATTTCCTTGAGATATTTTTTCAAGACGATTATTATAATCCATTACCCAAGCTAGTGTACCGCTACGATCAACACCTTCTTGGACTAAAGTTTTAGTGTCTGGGATACTTTCACCCCTAGCAGCTCTTTTATAAGTTGCAACTAAAGTACCTAACCCAACCATGACAGATAAACCTTGAACCGTTTTTACATCAAAATCTTGAACTATCGGGATTAAAGTTTTTTGCATTGAAGAGAAAGCAAACGACTGGAATTGGCCGAATAAAGTTAAACCATTTCTTGACATCCATAATGGTGTAGTACCAACACCCGGAGTTACGATTGTTGAATCTACCTCTTTTTTAATTGCAATAGCGTATAGTTCTCCTAGTTCTTTAGCCTCAAAATCCCATTTAGAGATATTTGGGAAAACTAAATCGTCTATAACTTCACCATGTTTTTTTATCTGCGCTCTGATAGCTCTAGCCGAAGCTTTATCAATACCGACTTTAGCAAGATTAGATATTTGTTTAGCCGAAGCACTATTACCTGCAATCGCTGACATAGCATCGTGCATATTACTTTGAATGATACCACCAGCTACTTGACGTAAAGAAGCGTTCCAATGTTTAATACCAGTTGCAGTAATTAGTTTCTGGTTAGCATAATCAGCACCACGTTCGAATTTAGTGTGTCTACCGAAATCGTCCATAATATCACCAATGGCGTTTACACGTCCATTATTGACCAGATCAAGAGCAACACCCATACGGTTCATTTCTCTTGCATGAAGTTTTTTATATTTTCTAAATTCCGGCGAAGCTAGTTTTTTTACTAATGGTTTTAAACCTTTACTAAATAATTTGCCAAAACCACCGGCCATTACCTGTTTACCTACATCTGGTATTGAAGAGGCAAGAACATCACCAAGCATAGTTACCACATTATATTGCTTGACTTGACGTTGCACACGATAAGCCCAACTATCTGGGTTTATTGAATACCCATAAGTACCTAATAATCTATCTCTTAGGGCAAATAAGTCTGCTAAATCTTCCTCTTCTCTTTTTTTTAATTTTCTTAATTCTTTCGGGTCATCAAGAACTTTTGCTTTAAGGTCAGCATACTCTTCTTTAATGTCTTGAACTATTCTTGATTTACCGGCCTGCATATTGTCATCTAAGAAGTCCATACCAAATCTTTTAGCTAATCTGGTACGAGATGACATAAGTTTAGCGTACTTAGTCATAACAGCGTCAACGTCCATCTCTAAAAATTCTTCTATCTCGGTGTTATCCATTAATAATTTTCTACTTTTAGCAAAACTTGGTAGAGAAGATAGACCAATATTGTCATGCAATACTGCACTTGAAGACCCCATCACATTATCGTAAACATCAAGAGCTAATCTTTGAAAATAACTTTCGTCTAATGTTTCAATAGCATCTTCATAAATCCTAAGTTTTTCACCACGCTTTGCTTTTGAATATTCAGATTTAAAGTAATCAGCTATTTTCTTTTGGAACTTAGCTGGGTTAGCAGCTATTGTTGCCCTATTAAATTGACGTGGGAAATAAGTATCTAAAGTGTCTTGTATTGCTTTAACATCACTAAAGAAGCCTTCAATCTCTAAACCTTCTTTACCATAATGTTTTAGAATATCTTTACGCACCTTAGCTGCTGCCGCTGCTGCCTCTGGTATTGGTGAATTGCCTTGCCTATTCAAAGCCTTAGAAACTTCGGTATTAAATTCTGCACGAGATAACCTATTAGGGTCTTTTCCTATCCGCCGTCTATACTTAACGAACTGATCTTGATTATTCAAGATAACATCGGCTAACCTACCTTCATCTAATAATCTTTCAGACTCAACAGATTTTGCCGTATTAATACCTTTTAAATTCTTCTTTAACTTAGGGACAAACTCCGCTATCTCTTGTAGGGCTAACCGGGAAGATACCACTGGGCTATTTATTAAACGCAACCCGGGGTCTTGAAACATTATAGGTTTGAACAAACTATGGTAAACTAAACTATTTTCTTCTAATAGTTCTTCTCTTGATTTCTTAGGTGTTGCTGCTGCACTTAAAGATAAACCGGGTTTTTCTTGAAGCTCAACACCTCTACGTACATCTTCGGCAAAATCTGTAATATCTAATTCAGCTTCCATTTGTTTCTTGAACGCTGGGTATCTAGCAGATTTAGTTAATAAAGCATAACTACCAGCACCAAGCACACCAGATAATAAAGTACCTACAGAAATATTAGCCGCTGATTCACCAAGAGTTCTACTTTCTTGCTGTGAATGTAAAGCAGCTTCTTGTAAAGAAATAGTACCAGCACCAACCATTGCAGTTCTAGCACCAGCATTTAAAACATTGTAAGTTGCTTTCCCTGTTTTTCCTACTTTATATGCAGTACCGCCAATAGGAATTAAGTTGATAGGGTCTAGTATCCCTGCCGCAAGATTAGCGGTAACTCCTTTCCAACCGGAGTTAGCTAGATATTCTCTATCAGAACTTTCTTGGTCTATCTGTTCTTTAATAGCATTAAAATGTTCTTCGTTTTCAGCGTCAGCAAATTTAGAACTAATTGATTTTGACAGTTGGTAATCCTCTGGTAGATTATTAAAAGCTTTATCAAAATTAAATTCTGGGTCACGCACCCAATTACCACGGGACTTATTAGAGGCAATAGCTCCTACAATATTTTCGTAACGAAAAGCTCTTTTAGTTGCTTCACCTAAAGTAGTTTCTATTTCTGGTACATTAACCTCTTCTTTAACTAAATCTGGTAAAACTATATCTTTTTGTTCTTTTAAAAAAGGCATACTATTTAGAATATAGGGTTACTTAAAGCTTCATTTATAGCTTTCTCTTCTTCCAAAGATTTAGCTCTATTCTCTTGATTCTTTTTAAGATTAGCGGCTTTTGTTCTTTTTTTCCAGCCGTCATAATCTGGTTTCCAACGAGCTAAATTCTCATCGGCTATTGGTTCTAACACACCTTCTTTATTAAATATTAAAACTTGATAAGATGGGTATTGTCTAAACTCTCTAGCCGTTCTAGCGTCCCATTGGACTATTACATCATCGTCAGCTAAGTCTTTATACTCTGGTAAAGATTTTAAATCTTTCATTAAATCTTTCTTGATTTCTTTAGTAGGCATACCCGGATAAGCTTGCTCAATAGGGTATTTAGTTAATTGCTTAGAATCACCATTTACACCAGTAGTACCCCAAGTACGCTTTAACGCTAACTTAGCCTGCTTTTCAGCTAACTCGGCATCACCATTTGTGTTGAGATACCAAGTTTTGTAAAGACGTTTATAATCATTAATTGCTGCTGCCTCAACACCAAGTTGCTGATTAGGTAAAGAAGCATTGACAGAAAATACACCTTCGTCAAAAGTATCTCTAACAGTATCAATTACTTTGTAAGAATTAATTTTAACACCTGTGCCTTTATCTTCTACCAACTCTTTAAAATCTTCTTCAAGAATTTCTAGCCTACCTTTATTAAGACCACTAGTGATATTAGCTACTTTCTCTACAGCCTGCTCATTAGGTGTACCAGCCTTAACCATTTCATCAATCATTATAGCTTGAGTAATATCTTTATTGTCAAAGTCATCTAAAGCTTGAGGCTTGGTTTCTTGGATACGACCAACCAAATCTGCATAAAATACTTTTTGCTCTACATCATCACCCCTAAATACCCCACGCATTTTACCACGTAAAGTTTCGGGAACCACACCAACAGAATTAACATAATTAGCTATTGTACTTTTCTTCACGGCTGGGTCTTCAATAGCATCTATTTGTGGGGAAAGAACCTTAGTGTAAACTAAATCAACAGCCTTTTTATCGTCAGTATTTTTAGGGTCTATAAAATCGGAGCCATTCATAGCACCATAAACTTTTCTCAAAGATAATGACTCTTTAACTACTTTGTCTTTCTCATCATCTAACTTCTTGAAAAGTGCTACTTTTTTAGCTGGTGT